CAATGTCGGTTCAAGACAACAAATTGCAGATAGGCTTGCTAGTAAGGGCGCTAGATGGGAGGAACTCACTCCGTCGGGAAAACCAAAGGTTGATGAATCAACGCTTAAAAAGCAGGATCACATTCCAGAAGCAAAGATTATCCTGCGTTATCTCCTCTGCCAGAAGAGAGCCAGCCAAGTTGACTCGTGGCTTAAAGCAGTTACCGAAGATGGACTTATCCACGGACGAGTCAGGCACATTGGTGCAGTCACTGGGAGGATGTCACATTCAAATCCCAATCTGGCTCAAGTCCCTGCTGTAGGCGCTGAGTACGGTAAAGAGTGTAGGTCTTTGTTCAAAGCATCAGAAGGCAAAGTACTAGTAGGTGCTGATGCCAGTGGTCTAGAGCTTCGTATGTTGGCGCACTACATGGACAGTGAAGACTACACAAAAGAACTTCTTGATGGAGACATACACACGCTTAACCAAGAACTGGCTGGTCTACAAACAAGAGCGCAAGCAAAGACATTTATCTATGCTTTTCTTTATGGCGCTGGTGCTGAAAAGATAGGAAGAATACTGGACCCTGATTCTGAAAGTAAGTCCGCAATGTCGCAAGGTAATAAGATAAGAAACAAATTCTTAAAAAGAGTACCTTCTTTGAAGAATCTAAAAGACAAGGTAACTAAGGAGGCTGAGACTGGTTACATAAAAGGCTTAGACGGAAGAGTACTGAGGGTACGCTCAGCACATTCCGCTTTGAACAGTCTGCTACAGGGGGCAGGTGCTGTTGTAATGAAAGAAGCAATCGTTATACTTTACGATCTACTTTCCAATGTTGACTTTAAACTGGTGGCTCAGGTGCATGATGAATGGCAGATAGAGTGTAATCCAGAGGAGGCAGAATTCGTTGGACGTAGCTGTGTAAATGCTATGGTGTTTGCTGGTCAATCCCTGAAACTTAACTGTCCTTTGGACGGTGAATTCAAGATTGGTAATAGTTGGGCAGACACCCACTAGAACAATCTAAAATCCGTGGTATAATAGTAGTGGTAAAACAAACTAGGAGAAGTAACTATGAGTAACGAAGCTAACGTAATGGTCGCCTGTGAGTTGTATTATCCTTTTTTTACCCATAAGAATCAGATGGCTGAAAAGTACACAGTAGACTTAGCTTGTTTATCAGAGGCAGCAGTGACTGCATTAGAAGACATGGGACTCAACGTCAACAACAAAGGCGATGACCGTGGCTACTACATTACGTGTAAGTCTAAAAACAAATACAAGGCATTCGAGATTGATGGTCGTGAGATCGGTCTTAAGGGACGCACTGCAACCAGCGACACAGATGACACTGAGTCAGGTGTTGTTGTAGGCAACGGCTCTAAGGCTAAGTGCCTTGTATCGTACTATGACTGGGAATACAACAATAAGAAAGGTCGGTCGGCTACACTACGCCGTATTATAATCGAAGACCTAGTAGAGTACTCACCTAGCTATGAAGTAGAGAATGCTTTGTGATACTCATTGACGGTGATATGCTCGTTTATCGTATTGGTTTTGCTTGTGATGAAGAGAGTGAGAAGACAGCTACCCGTACTATGGGTAACTACATCTCAGAAATGCTTACTGATCTAGCAGACCACTACCTTAAACACAGAGTATTCCTCACCGGAAGTAGCAATTTCAGGGACGAAGTTGCTACTTCTCAGCCTTACAAAGGAGACCGCCCTTCACGTAAGCCTGTGCACAAGGATGCTCTACGGGATTGCTTGGTGAATGAATGGGGCGCGTCTGTGTCTGAGAATAAAGAGGCAGATGATGACATTGCAATAGCCGCTGCTACAGTAGATTACGACTGCATCATCTGTTCTTTAGACAAAGACTTCAAACAGATTCCGTGCCATCTTTATGATTACACTAAGAAGAAGTTAACCACAGTTAACCAAGAGGAAGCAGAACTATGGATATATAAGCAAGCCTTAATGGGTGATCGTGTTGATAACATACTAGGTGTAAAAGGAATAGGACCAAAGAAAGCAGACAAACTAATTGATCCCTGCACTTCTGAGTCTGAAGCCTTTGATGTATGTCTAAAAACATACGAAGAAAACGACTTAGATAGAGATAGGCTGGTAGAAAGCTTGACTCTACTGTATCTTTTACGTTCAGAGGACGATAAATACAATGTCCCAAATGAAACAGAGTGAGATACGAGACTACAGGCTACGTCAACTACGAAGGCAAAGATACATCTGCCCTTTGTGTAAAGAACGGTGTGAGCCTGAAGAGTCAGCACTTGACCACTGCCATAGCACAGGACATGTACGCAAGGTACTGCACAGATCGTGTAACGCAGCGGAAGGTAAGATACTTCACTGGGCTAAACAACGGAGCAGAGGCGATGACCCTGTTGCTTTTCTTACTAACTTATTGAAGTACTGGGCTAAGGACTATACTTCTAATCCTATTCACCCTACACACGGTAGACCTGTAAAGCGAAAGCGTAGGAGAAAACAATGACCGGAACTAGACATCTTGTAATCCCTGACACACAGATAAAACCTAACCAAACAGCAGAGCACATGACATGGGCAGCACGTTATGCCGCTGCAACAAAGCCCGATGTGATTATTCATCTAGGGGATCACTGGGATATGCAATCGTTGTCTAGCTATGATGTAGGAAAGAAATCATTCGAGGGTCGTCGTTATTCTGAGGATGTAGCAGCAGGTAACGAAGCTATGGCTATGTTTATGTCCGTAATAAAAGAAGAACAGAAACGGTTACGTGAAGGTAAGCGTAAACTGTGGAAGCCTCGTATGGTATTTACTATAGGTAACCACGAATACCGCATCAACAGAGCAGTAGAGAATGACGCTAAACTAGAAGGACTCATGAGTTATGAAGATCTTAACCTCAAGGGCTGGGAAGTTTATCCGTTTCTTCAGCCAGTTATTATTGACGGTGTTGCTTATTGCCATTACTTTACTAGCGGGGTCATGGGTAGGCCAGTCAGCAATGCAAAGCTTCTACTCCAAAAGAAACACATGTCAGCCGTCATGGGACACGTTCAAGACAGAGACATTGCCTTCGACCGAGACGCATCAGGAAAAAGAATGACAACTTTGTTTGCTGGTATATTTTACCAACATAACGAAGAGTACCTGAACCCACAAACGAATGGATCATGGTCTGGACTCTGGATGTTTAACGAAGTCCAAGACGGAGCGTTTGACGAGATGCCTATATCTATGTCGTATCTTCGGAGGAAGTATGCCTAGAACATTTGATGAAATGCTAGAACTTATCGGTAATAACATCGACGAGATTACGTTACTGGAAGTACTAGAAATAAACTCAGAGGATATTGTTATAGCTTTTGCTGATCGAATAAAGAATAATATGAAAAAGTTTAACGGCTTGGAGGAAGATATCGATGACTTCTAAATTTGGTAATTCAATAGATGACGCTACGCCAGAAGAATGGGACGCAGCAACTACTGCTTTTACGGTGCACCCATCTGATTTAGTTATTGAAGAGCCTGTAAAAGAAAAACAGTTCGATGTCGTCGCACGTCCGGACCACTACAACACTGGCTCAGTCGAGTGTATAGATGCTATCAAAGCGTCTATGTCACAAACAGAATTCAAAGGATACTTGAAAGGTAACCTAGAGAAATATATTTGGAGATATAATTACAAAGGTAAACCAGTCGAAGACTTACGTAAAGCACGTTGGTATTTAAATAAATTGATTAAGGAACTTTTATGAAAGTTGTCGAAGGTAATTTTGGGAAGTCAACATCAGAGAATAAAGCTTCTGAGTTATTTGAAACGTTAGCTGCTTACTGCTTAGAAGAAGAAGGGACAGGCGCAGAAATTCAGGCTGTGGTGGTAACATTTATAGAGGGTGAGGCACTCGCTGTAGCGTCCACTGTTAATTATCCTGACGGCGCATACATGCTTCTCTCGATGGGGAAAGACTCCATCATGGAAAGTATACTAGGAGGAGAAGAATAGATGGACGCATATCAACAATATATAGCAAAATCACGTTACGCACGATACCTACCAGAAGAGCAGCGGAGAGAGACATGGGAAGAGACGGTTAATAGATATGTGCAATTCTGGATTGACCGTGAAGCTTTGAAGGGTGAGGATGTATCTGTTGTCACTGAGGCCATCACGAATCTGGAGGTCATGCCTTCAATGAGAGCGTTAATGACAGCAGGTTCAGCACTCGACCGGGATAACGTTGCAGGGTTCAACTGCTCTTACCTACCTATTGACCACCCCAAAGCGTTTGACGAGCTTATGTTTGTGCTTATGTGCGGAACAGGGGTGGGCTTCAGCGTCGAACGACAGTACATTTCTAAATTACCAGAGATAGCGGAGCACTTCCATGAAACCGAGAGTGTTATACATGTCGCAGACAGTAAAATTGGATGGGCGAAAGCATACCGAGAGCTTATTGCCATGCTCTATTCGGGTCAAGTGCCAAAGTGGGATACAAGCGGAGTACGACCTGCTGGTGCCGCGCTCAGAACCTTTGGCGGCAGAGCGTCTGGCCCAGAACCTCTTGAAGATTTGTTCAAATTCACCGTTGAAGTCTTTCTCTCAGCTTATGGACGAAAGCTTAGTTCCATCGAATGTCACGATCTCTGCTGTAAGATTGCACAGGTCGTCGTTGTTGGAGGAGTCCGACGAAGCGCACTCATCAGTCTTAGTAACCTTACCGATGATCGAATCCGACGAGCTAAGACAGGACAGTGGTGGATAGACAACCCGCAGCGGGGTCTAGCAAATAACTCAGCCTGTTACACAGAGAAGCCTGACTTCCCTGCGTTTCTAAACGAGTGGAAGAGCCTGTACGAATCTTTCTCAGGTGAACGCGGAATGTTCAGCCGAGTCGCAAGTCAGAAGCAAGCTGCAAAGAACGGTCGTCGCGATGCAGATTGGGAATTCGGCACTAACCCGTGCAGCGAAATAATCTTACGTCCCTATCAGTTTTGTAATCTGTCTGAAGTTGTTGTTAGATCAGAAGATACGCTGAAGGATCTCAAAAGAAAGGTACGAGTTGCTGCGATCTTAGGTACGCTCCAAGCAACACTGACAGACTTCCGTTACCTTCGTAAGATCTGGAAGCAGAATACTGAAGAGGAAGCTTTATTAGGTGTGTCTCA